CAACGTAACCAGACTGGTAGTAGTTCTCAATGGAACTGAAGCCATCTGCAATGAAACCGTTGCTTTTCTCTGTCTGGCCACTGGAGCCAACCTCGGTCCTGTTCCACTGCATCTTAGCGAAGACATCAGCTAACGCTGGGTTTGCCTCAGCTTCTACAGCAATCTGACCAAGGGTCTTAATGGTACGGACGATCTTTGGTGTGCTCTTGAAGTCAGCAGCAGATGGATCAAATGCAATATCATACGGACTAATACGAACAGCTACAGGGCCAGTGTAGCCACTGATGGTCTCGCCTGACTCTAGCGTTGTTATCTCACGTACGTAGTCTACAGTGCCAAAGGCGTTGCCTGTAAGTACCCAGTCGTCAAGCCATCGGTCTACTGTGGTTCGGAAGTTACTCTGCTTAACCTTGGCTTCCATGTACGACTGTACAGCTTCGACCTTGCCCTTGGTGTTTGTCTCACGGTTGCCTGGCATGAATCTGAAGTTAACCTCTTGAGGAAACAGGGCTCCCTCATAGTTGGCCTTCAGGTTGTCGTAGATTTGACATATCTTAGGTGTGGTTGTACTGTTAGCCCACCCGTTCTTATTGTTAGTCGTCGTCTTGGTGTCAGTGGCGTACACATAGTTACGCAGTTCCTTCTTCTCTTCCGTCCATGTGCGACGGTAGGTAGACCACTCCTCAAACCGCTCTGCTATATCAGTAGCTAGAGCATCCGGTGACAGAAGGTGACTGACATCTAAGGAACGATTGGCCAACTATTTCTTCTTCCTGGGTTTAGCTTTAGGCTTAGGCTTGGGGTCTGCCTTGCTATTCGAAGGTAACGTGGCTTTGTAATTACGCTTATACTTAGGTTTCTTCATGAGAGACTCCTATTGAAACACGGTCTATAACACACCTGGGATACTGTGTCAAGTGGTCATAGTGTCGCAGGGTAACATCAGTAACCACATACGGAGCCACGGTTACACTGGTATCGTGGTTACACTGGTACCGTGGTATCATCAGTAACCACATACGGAGCCACGGTTACACTGGTACGGAGCCACAGTTACACTGGTACCGTGGTATCATCAGTTCTGTCCTATGCTACCTTACCGACGACACCACCAAATCTTGAGTGGTACACCACGTTATCAGTACGTTTCTTAACGTATGACTGTGACGGTCGAACTGCATGGTCGATAGCGGTAGCCAGCGCGTCCTTACAGTCATCATGTGGCGGGTTGTGCATAACCAGTTCATCTTCAAGGTAACTCATAGCTCCACCACGAAAGTGATACACCTGTCCGTTAGAGTACCGTGGCAACAGGATGGCATCCATACGTTCACGTTTGTTACCCTCGTGTCTCGTATGCTTAACGTCCTCTACCTTGATGGGTAGCCCGTGGTGACTGATGTAGTCTTGCTTCAGGGACTTAACGATAGCCATCTGTCCAGCGGTTACCTCGGCACACAGCTTACGGAAGCCCCACTTGTTGTACATTTGTAATATCATCTTGAAATACTCACTGATATCACCAGTGCGGAACCTCTGTAGGTCAAGGACGTACACGTTGTTCTCGTGGTCTACACCGATCACTACAATAGCCGTGTAGTCTGCAGTCTTACGTAGGGAATACGCAAAGTCGATAGCAGCCACCAATGATAGTCGTTTACCTTTGTACAGCCATTGGTTACCAGAGTTCTCCAGGGAAGACTTATCGAAGTACTGGAAGGAACTGGTGGTCATCGGTGCAGAGTCTGGGTCCTCTGGGTTATTGTAGTACTGTGCTCTGAACTGTGTACGATCGAGGTACTGTCCTCGTTTCCGTGCTAGTACTTTATTGTCAAACCCGAAGAACTTACCGTTGGGAGCTTGGGTCCTTGGCCATAGGAAGTTACCCGTGCCATCGCCAAAGTCCTCCACTGCTCTCTGTAGTTCCTCGTAGATAGGGTCCTCCCCGATCTTATCACCGGCTTCATCATAGATGTCCTCACGCATCTCCAGCATGGAACCGTACAGGTCCTTAGGGTGATACCGTGTACCTACGACCCACTCCTGTGCGTCTGCTCCCTCAATGGAAGACAACAGTGCGTATTGACTACGGACACGCCTACGTCCTTCCTCAGTGTAAGCATTCTCATGTACTACAACATCATCCAGTACAGCAATGTCACAGTGCATACCGGTGATACCGGTGGTTAGCCCAGCAGTGAAGACAGATGGGTCACGGATGTTTTCCTCCTTACGAGACGGATGGTCTAGTTCAATCTCAGAGTTAGTCCACTTGGACCTACGTCCTTCTTCCTTATGTACGTGGTGCGGCCAGTACCTACTGTATATCCTTGAGGTAAGGATAGTCTTGATGAAGCCCAACTGCTTCTCCGCTAGGTTAGCAGTGGCACTGATGTACAAAATACGTAGCGTTGGGTCCTTGGTGAGATACCAAGCTACACGGTATGCAACCAACCGTGACTTCTGGTGGTCACGTGGAAACAGGAGTAACTGATGGGACTTGGCTTGGTCTCGTTCCCACCAGTCCAGTACCTCACGGTGACAGGCCCCAAGTATCTGTGTTGGTGCTACAAGGAGGATGAAGAACTCCAAGGAGTCCTCAGCTTTCTGACGTACTTCATCTGGAGACATATCAGTTAGCAACTGTGTTATCTGGGATTAACTCAGCCAGTCGCTTCAGGTCCTCTTGGTAACCCTCCTCCTGTAGGATAGCTGCTGTTTCCTCTTTGGCTACCCGACGTGACTTACGTCCGTCTACACCACGTTGTGATGGCCTCTGTTCAAAGCCTCGTTCCAACAGGTACCTACTGGCTTGCAGGGAAGTCTTAGGGTCTTTGGTTGCCTCCAGTATGTTCTGTATCATCTTGGACTTACGGGATACCTCTACGATGTGTTCCCACTCGGTGATGTGGTGTTTCACTGGGGTCTGCTTCCGTAGCCACTCCCAGAACTCCCATTCACCGAAGACAGCCATAGCAAAGGTGTACTCCGATGGATCATCAATGGCTAGCTCAAGGTATAACCGTTTAAGAGACACTAGGCCATCACGGTCATAGTCGTTCTCACAGAAGATAGCTTCTGAATGTAGTCTAGTCCCAGCTACGGTATACTCAGAGAATAGCTTCTTGGACTTCTTGACATTGTTAATGTTGCGTAACTGATGGTAGCTGAACATAGCCATGGTTGACTGGTTCTCCGTTGGACCTAGGGTACAATCGTACTGGGCTGTGTAACCACTGGTATCAGTGGCATACTATATGTAGTATGTACCACAGTAGATAACCCCTGTCAACCACTATATGTGGGGTGCGACAATATGCGGTATTGACACGGTGTTTCAGGGGTGGTATACGCATAGCGTCAGCCAATTACATAAGCCTGTTACTACATGATACTGAGTTACTGATTGTTCTACATAAGGATATACCTGATTGTTCTACATAAGGATATACCTGATTGGTAAACCTTATGAAAACCTTATGATTATCCATTATGAATTAACTTAGTTATTCCTTCTGCATAACACTTAGTAACTCTTTGCTAACCCTTGTGATTATAGCTATAGTTAACCATAGGTCACATGTGCAACACCGTACGGAGCCACGGTTACCACGGTTACCACGTACGTGGTTACACTGGTACGGTTACACTGGTACGGTGGCCCACGTGTACCTTAGGTTACGGTATCCTGTCGGTATACTATATGTAGTAGGTGTAGCCCCCAGGGTACCATATGTAGATTTCCAATGTTTCCCTAGAAATTCTGATGGTGTGATAGAATAGCGCTGCGGTACCCCGGTACCCCCTGGTCGACTTCTGTATACCGTACCCTACAATTGTTAGCCTATGGTACAATTGTTAGCCTATGGTACACTTGTTAGCCTATGCTACACTTGTTAGCCTATGGTACACTTGTTAGCCTATGGTACAATTGTTAGCAGACGGTCACCCAGTCCGGCAATGTTAGCCTTGGCTACACTTGTTAGCCTTGGCTACACTTGTTAACCTATGGTAACTATTGACTTATGCTCCGATTGAGTATAACCCTGCGTCTCGCCTGCCACAACCGCAAACAATTGTAACCCTGGCAAACTGTCGCATTCCACTATGCAACATGGGTTCCACCATACGGAACACCATGCGACAACTTGTCAACTATGCAGGACAACACGGGAACAACACGGGAACATTTGCGAACTCTGCCTATCAGGTACCTTAGGAACCAAATGTACCGGTTGCCTATCCTAGGGCTATCCTAGGGCTTCTATGGCCAAATTCCCTATTTGTTCCTACCCATATTGTCGCATCTCCAACATTAACGCTTGACTATTGGCAACAATTGGTAACACGCGTCGCGCGGTATCAATTCTGTTATTATGATTGGACACAACCAATAGCATGCGTCACCCCGTCACATGTTACAACCCAATGTTTCTCCCTATCTTCCAATCATCGAAACGAACCCGCCGCGAACCAATCGCACAAGGGTTGATGGTGTGACAATCTGGACCATTTACTTCTGGACCTGACTGCACCACCTTAGAGACAGACGAACGGAACCGCGACGAAAGGCGCACGAGGCCAGCCTAGGTCTCACGCTCTTGGACAATTGAATAACGGTGGTGTTGACAACGCTACCATTGTATGACTAGGGTCTTCCTAGTCGGGATGGTCATAACCTCAAGAGGTACGAGACCGTCGGCGCTTAGGCGGCAATCCGTCTAAATGTAGCCACTGCACTATTGTGTAGTCCAATCAGGAACCCCATTGCAATTGCGTGGGGTAACTGACAAGATACCCTTGGGATAACCAGGGGTATGCTGTGAGTTAACTGAAGGAGAATACTATGCTTAAGTACATGCATATCGGAGGCCTACGTTTCCTTCGCATCGGTAGGTTACAATTGTCTTGGTGTATCTGTAAGCGGAGACCATTGTCACCACTCGAAACGGTACTGAAGGAGGACTAGGCTATGAGCGACAGGATACCAGTGTCCAATGCAGAGGCCCGTCGTCGGGCTGTGTATGAGCAGCAACGCATGGACCGCCGTGAGGGCACCTTGCGAGATCGCTACGATATCTATGAGACCTTCGCGTCCCAGGTACCGGGACTACGTGTGAAATCCTATGATGAATGGCTGGAGAACTAGGTTATGTTAGTCAAAGAAGCCGAAGCATTCGGCAAGGTATCCAAGAAGAATTCTAAGATGCCGGGAACCACCTTCGCAATGGATAGCTTCGCCTGTATCACCGGGTCCAAGCTGCGCAAGATACCGGGAACACCTTGTCACGGCTGCTACGCTATCAAGCTGCAGAAGCTTAGGCCTAGTGTAGACAAAGGCTGGAAAGCTAACAGTGCCAAGTGGAATGCATCTGAGCCTGGCAAGTGGGCACAAGCGATGGCATTCCTTATCAAACGCCGGAACGAGGATGGATACCACCGTTGGTTCGACGGTGGAGACTTGGCATCTGTAGCACAATTGCAGGCTATTGTAGACGTGTGTCTTATGACACCAGAAGTTAAGCACTGGCTTCCTACCCAAGAACGTGGGATGGTCAAGCAATGGTACGCCAATGGTGGTGTGCTGCCGTCTAACCTAGTGATACGGATATCTGCGGCAAAGGTAGACAGTGTACTGACAGGACATAGCAACACCAGCAATGTGATAACCAAGGATGCTGAGGCTACTGGTCAAGAGTGCCTAGCGTATACACGCAAGCAGAACTGCGGAGACTGCCGTGCATGCTGGGACCCCAAGGTGTCTAACGTGAGCTACAGGAAGCACTAGCATGTATGACTACGAAGAAGACAAGCGCAAGCATCCACTACCTAAGTGTAGCTTGTGCGACAATGACGCACCAGTGCTAACAGGTGGGACACTACTGTGTACATCCCACTATATACAACAGGACAAACTGAGGAAATCACCATGCCTACCATGACCCGCACCAACCCAACATCAGTTTACTATGGCCGCCGCGCCGCGATGCAATCGGAAATTGGTACGCTGGACTGCTATGAGGGCGAGTGGCTGGTGCAACTAGAGGGCCCTGCTGGCGACTATGACGCTGAAGGCTTTGAAACCCAAGAAGCCGCTCGCCTTGAGGCTCTTGAAATGCAGGCTGCTTACCCCGGCATCAAAATCGTGCGGCTCTAACCCACCTACCAACAGGATAAACTGAGGAAATCCAAATGACACTCAATGAAATATGGAGAGCATTTGCAGAACTATCCCTAGAAGAACTAAGGGAAGACTATCACACCCCGGGCACCTTTGCGTACCGTGTAACAGCGGCAGCACGTCGGTACCACGAACTACTAGAGATAGCGGAGTACTGTGGTTTCGTAGGTGTAGGCTGTATCACCTACGCTGAGAGACAACTGGATGCAGAGGGATACAAGTTATGAGTGTACCATATAGCGAGAGC